GACCTCATAGCTCTACAACAGCAGGTCGGAGCTACCTATGGATTTACCCTTCGGGGGAACTCGTTGTTGCACCCAAATCAAAGAACAGTATTAACGAGAGTACCATGAGTAGAATGCCAGACCATATTAAAATTCATATTTGTAATGCAAAATATGGTCATCACGGAAACGGAAAGGAGAAAGATGAGTAGTTGTAAAAAATGTAGAGCTGGCCCAATGTCTGTGCATATCCTAAGTAATGGATTTTGTCAGGCTTGCACAAATGAGTTGTCATGGAAACAAG